ATGTGTCCTGAGTTGAGAAAATTAAGGGTGGGGCTTTTTATGTTACCGGATGGAGGGAAGAATACTTTGAAGCCGCTACATGTTGAAATTTGTGAATTAATTGACAATAGCCCAGAGCTAACATATGGGAGTGTTGCTGAGGCTATTGGAGTAAGCCCCCAATATATGTCTAAGTTCAAAAAAAGTGGGACAATTAGTTTTTGTAGTCTCTTGAAATTGTCGCAAGTATTAACGTTGCCTGATGAAAGCTACAAAACTATAATGCGTGACTTTTGCTTGAAAGTTGATACAACAGAACTAATCAAACAAAGCTTTGAGTACGCTTCGATTACTAGGGATATTGAATTGTTAAAATGTTTGATAGGAAAATATCGAAAAGATAAAGGAAGTATTCAGGAGTTTGTGGATGTTTACGAAATATTGTATCAATATATGCTAAGGCAGATTGATGGGGAATCACTGATTGAAGAAATAAATAACTTACGACAACCTACAGATTGTTGTTTGCGAATATTAATTAGCATTATGAAATGCTATGGTTACTATTTTTCTAAAGAGTTTCCAATGATGATTGGGCTTGGTAAAGAAATAGAGCAGAGACTCAAACAGTTAGGTGGTGGACGTAAGGATTTTCTCCAACATTGCTATTTTTATAAGGTATACGAAGTCTTAGCGCCTGTACATCTACGATCAAATAATAGGGATATGGCAAGAGAATATGCTTCTATTATTAAAAATGCAAACGTTGGTATTAAAGCTATTTCAGATGCATCATATATAATTGGCATGTCTTATTTACTTGAAAATAAACAGAAATGTTTATCAATGGTAAAAGAAGCCTATGATTTATCTAAAGGGATTGGTGATCAGGGCTACGAGAATGAGGCGTTTTATAATATGAAAATGGTAGAAATGTATTATGCTGCGGAAACAGAGGGAACGGCTAATGTATTGGCTGACGTTGACAAATATGCTCAAGTTTTTTATCAGAAAGAAAATGAAGATTTTATTGTTTTATTTAAGGCAATGCAAGATACGTCTAATGAAAGCTTACATAAATGCCTTCAGCAATTCTTCACTCAAGGTAATTACTTTTTTTCTAGTCTAAGCGCAAGAGAATTATATAAGAGAGGGGAAGATTCTGCTATAATTAAGTGGATGATGGATTATAAACAAGAGGTGGGAGGGAATGAATTTGAAGAAGAGAATATTGATATTTTCAGTGATGTTAACTTTAATGATGATGCCATTTGTCCCTAATAAGGGATTAGAAGGAAAGGTTTTAGAGAAATACGTTAATTATATGGATGTTAGACCAGGCGGTTGAATTATATGGACCCACTTAATTAACTTCATTAAGTGGATCTTTTTTTATTTGTCAATATATTTTGCTGAAAAAAAGCATTTTGTTTTTTGGCTAGTCTTGAGACATCTGCAAAAATTAGTAATAAAATTATAAAAAAGGTGCTAATTTACAATGGGTGATGAGACTATTACTTGTAGGAGAGATTAGACAAATGAACAAAATAAATGCAAAAAAAATTAAACAGGAAAACATTGAAGATAAAATTAAAAAGATGTTAATGTTAGAACAAATTTTTAGCGAGGATGAAGAATACATACTTGCAGTTAGTAAAATTAAAGCCATGATTAATAATAATTAATCATGGCTTTTTTCGTGTATTTTAAGTAAGTCATCAATTAAATTAAGAATGGTTTGTTTTGTTTCTGACGGCATATTATCAAGACGTTTCATAAGTTGGGCAGTTTCAGAATGGATGTTTTCAGTTTGAAAAGAAGTCTCAGTTTGTAAACCTAATAAATAATCTATCGATACACCTAATACGGTAGCTATTTTATAGGTATTTTCTCTCGAAGGGCTTTTTCTATTGGTTTCGTATAAGGATATTGCAGAGCGATTAACATTTAAAATGTCCGCTAATTCTTGTTGTGAGATATTTTTTTTTGTACGAATAAATTTTATGCGGTCTCCTAATGTTACCATTACTAACACCCTCCGGTTAACTGGATTAAACATTTCTATGATTATAATAACTAAAATAAGTAAATGAAGCAATGCTTTTTTAACAAAACCATTAAAGTACATAAAAAAGGTTTACAGAAGACTTTATTTCGTTGTATGATGTTAACACAAGTAACTAAGGAGGGTAAAGATGAAAAGATTTGATGGTAAGAAACTGTATTTATTAAGGAAAAATAGAGGATTTTCGCAGAGGGAATTAGGAGAGTTGTTAAATTGTAGTCACTCTTTAGTTAACTTGATGGAAAATGGAAAGCTTCAACCAACAACTGCCAAATTATTAGGTATTTCAAGTATTTTTAAGGTTTCTATAGATGAGTTGTTTATAGATTTTTTTTGATTATTATGTTAACACAAGTAACTATATGTGTGAAATCTAGAAATTTTTTTAAAAGGAGCTGATCCCTATGCACAAAAACTTATTCATCGCTCGAAAAGAGCAACGCATGACACAAGAGAAGGCGGCAGATTTAATTCACATTTCACCGAGAACATATTTTGCTAAGGAACACGGTAAAAGTGATTTCACCCTAAAAGAAGCTCAGAAACTAGCAAAATACTTCAAAACAACAGTGGACGAGCTGTTTGCAAAATAAACAAAAAAGGAGGGCACCCATGAAAAACGGTAAAAGACCAACCAAGAGAGAGAAGATACATATCAATTCATATAATTTAAATCCTGATAATTGGCTAATCTTTAAGAAAGTAGATGATGAATTACATTTAGTACATCGTCATACGAACTCAATACGAGTCATTCCAAGTGCATAGGGTGGACAAGCATTATTAAAAATGAGGAGGAATTTATATGAATGAATTAACAGTAGCAAACGATCAAACGTCTAATGGACTAGTATTTGAAAACAATGGCGAGGTAGTAACTGACAGTCTCACAATTGCTGAGATGTTTGGAAAGGAGCACAAAAATGTAAAACGAGATATCTTAGAAACAATTTCGAAATTAGCAAGTCTACAACATAATGCTGAAGTGGATGAACTAGGTATTAATTTTAATACGCTCAAATTTGAGCCCATTGAATATCGAGATAACCGCAATCGAATACAAGAAAAATACATTTTAAACTTTGATGCTTTCATGTTAGTAACCATGAGTTATACAACGCAAAAAGCAATGTTGTTAAAGGTAAAATACATCAATGAGTTTAACCGCATGAAAAACCACATCCAGAACCAACAACAAGTTCCTACAGATCCTATGAGTATCTTAAAACTTACTTTTGAAGCACTAGAAGGGCAAAAGCAAGAACTACAGCACATCAAATCAGATGTCAAAGACTTACGAGAAAACGCTCCATTATTCGCAGTAGAATGTGATGAGATATCTAATGCAGTTAAGCGTCATGGCGTTGCGCTACTAGGTGGTAAACAATCTAATGCGTACCAACATGCGGGGATTAGAGGTAAGGTCTACCGTGATATCTATAATCAGCTATACCGTGAATTTGGAGTAACAAGCCATAAAGCAATTAAACGTGGTCATTTAGCATTAGCAATAAAGATTGTTGGAGAGTACACGTTGCCAATCGTATTGAGTGAAACAATCAATGTAGTAAACTCTCAAATTAAGTTCTCTGAGATGTAGAGCAAGCCGAAAGGGGAAGATAACCATGATGGAAGAAAGTATTGTCTCAGTATGTATCGCTGGATTTAGCATCTGTGGGTTTCTATTTGCTGTTTATGCACTAGATAAACCAATTAAAGAATTTACAAAAGATGTGGAATGAATTTGAGGGGAGAAAGCGCTATGACGTTATCAGTTTTAAAGAAAGATGTACAGAAAAAACAAATACTAGATGAATTCTTACAGCATTGTGAAAAGAAACAAGTAGAAGCGATTCAAAAGAATGATCCGTTGTTACTTTGCACTTGGATTAAAGAAGCACGATTGGCTCGATGGGAGCTTATAGCGCTATACCGTAAAAAAGAAAAATATGATAACCAACTTGAACAGGATCGTAAAAGTATTTTAGGGATTGTAGCATATTTAAGAAGTAGAGGGATTGATGCTTCAGTTGTGGAGAGAACGCATTTTAGTACACTTTTTAGAAAATCAGTTAAATGTGAAAAAGCCCTATAAAATAGGACTCCTTCTGTACATAAGTCATACTACTTGAATTGCACTGACATTCATCATAGCTAGTATATCAGATATATTCTGAATTATCTTCATGTAAATGCTTCCAGAATGACGAAAAGACCTAAAATTAGGTCTTCTCATCGGCAATATCAGTCTAGAACAGTTATACCTAACAGGAGTGAGTTAAGTAACCGGAATGCTCTTATAGTATAGCAAACTATTATAACTAAAAACAAGAAAGGATGGTAAAAGGAAATGACGGCAGAAGAATTGTTTGGAGAAAAACAATATTTGGTAATTGCGGCGATTAAGCAACAATTTGGAAGTATCGCAAGAGCTGGACAGATTGCAGAAATGAACAATATGGAGTTGGATGATTTAATGCAAGTTGGCCATATGTATTTGTGGGAGCATTGTGTGAAGTCTGATCCAGAGAGAGTCGATACATTCAATGCATACGTGATGAAAGGCATGAAATGGGCAATGAGTGATGAACTTCACTTGAAAGGAACGCCTTTTAAGATAAGTAGACGAGTTAGTCATGAGGAAAGGAATAAAATGAATATTCATTCGATTGATTTGCATCGAGAGGAGGAAGCAGAAAATGGATTTTATGCCGTATCACCAATTAATGTGGAAAAAGAAGTAATGGTATCAGTAGGAATTCAGGAAGTCACAAGTGTACTGGAAGAAGAGGAAAAAACAATTATTATGCATGTTGGGTATGGTTTTACAGAACAAGAGATTGCTGTGAAATTAAAGATGAAAAAATCTACTGTTCATACGAAAAAGACACGTGCATTTTTAAAAATGAATCCAAATTATAAGCCAATGAAACAAAAATCCTTTTTCACAGGGAAAAGGATGATAAAGAGAAACCACCAGTTGGGGCTGGTGATCTAATAAAAACATATGTGTTGTTCATCATAACACATGTTGCGTAAGAGATGCAAAAAAAAGACCTGTTTTCACAGGTCAAGAGAAAGGGTAATTCGTGAAAGAATACGATTTAATCATGATTGTAACAGAAAGAAATGAAAAATAAAAGATTGAAAAGAAAGAACATTCAATCTAATACGTTGAGAAATATGAAATAACTAGAGAGTAAAAATATCTAGAAAGATTGTTGGTTAGAGAAGGGTGACGGGGATGAATATCAATGTGCTGAAGGTCGCAAGAATAAACCTCCAAGGTAACACCTTAGATCAGGGGTGGTTTAAGTACCTCACTTTAGAAAATGGTAAGCCCTATATGGTTGCAATTACAATACTTAGCGAGATTTTTTATTGGTATAAACCAACTGAAATAAAGGATGAGAAAACGAATGAAATTCTGTATAAACAAAAATTTAAAGCAGACAAACTTCAAAAAAGTTATCAACAATTAGCTGATTCATTTGGTTTTACCAAACGACAAGTATTAGAAGCGTGTAAATACTTAGTGAAAAGAGAATTAATCACGATTGAATTTCGTACGATCATAGTTAACGGAATTAGGCATAACAACGTGATGTATGTAGAACCAATCGTGGAGAGTATTGAAAAAATATCTATTTTATATCAAGACCCTATCACATCAGAATGTGACACCCTCCCACATTAAAACGAGAGAGGCTCCCACATTAAAACGGAGGAGGCTCCCACATTGAAACGTGGGACAAATACAAAGATTACTACAGAGAATACTACAGAGAATACTACAAATAAAAAGAAGTATTGTCACAAGTTTGAAACTTGCGACGTCAATGCAGCAAAATATTTGTTTGAAAAAATTAAAAGTAATAATCCGAAGCAAAAAGAACCTAATTTTGATTCTTGGTCTAATGATTTTAGATTAATGCGTGAAAAGGATCAACGTGAATTACAAGAGATGAAAGATGTGATTGATTGGTGCCAAGTAGATTCTTTTTGGCAAGGAAACATCTTATCTCCTAAAAAGCTACGTGAAAAGTTTGATCAACTAACAATTCAAATGAATGCTAGAAAAGGAGCGAAGAATCATGGAAGCGGTGGGAAGAGTGATGACGAGGATTTTGAATACATCGGCTTGTAAAGAGGAAGACGAAGGTTATACCTGTGAACACTGTAACGCTGTTATTAAAGCAATCGTAGTAGAAGTACCAGCATTACGAATAAAAAACAAAGTATTTCCGACATGCGAATGTGTAGTAGAGCGTGAAGAAGCGAAAATAAGAGAGTATCAAAATTTCTCTAAGAAAAGGGAAATTGAAAAACTATTTAGCATTCATAATGTGGGAAATCGTTTTGATAAAAGTACATTTTCAGCATTTCTAGAGCGAAATGGTTCAGAGACGGCGTGTCAGTTAGCAAAACAATATGTACAAGATTTTCCAGAATGGCAAGGAGAATCACTTTGGTTATGGGGAGAACCTGGGAATGGGAAAACACATTTAGCAGCCGCCATTACAAAAACATTGACAGAGCAAGGATACATCGTCGTATTTCAAAGTGTCCCAGAATTGCTCCAGCGTATCCGTAGTACGTTTAACAGTGAAAACAAGGAAAATGAAGCGCAAATCATGAGAGCACTATTAGAATGTGATTTACTTATTCTAGATGATATCGGAGCTGAGAAAGCTACGGAATGGGTGGAAGAAAAGATTTTTAATATCATTGATGGCCGTTATCGAAAAGAGATGCCTACTTTGTATACAAGTAATTTAAAGCCGAAAGAAATGTTACAACAAGTAGGGAAACGATCTTATGATCGTATGGTGGAAACGAGTTTGACAATTGAAAATAAAGCAACAAGCTATCGAAGAGAGATTGCTAAACAAAGATTACAGCGTTTCGGAGAGAGTTCTTAATATATGCAAATAGAAGAGGAGTGTAGGCTTATGACGGATTTACAGTTAGAAAACTATACAATTTCAGCTCAGCAACGAAAGTACATGAAGAACGAACGACGTAACTTGTACATCGCTTTAGAAGAACTGGACATGTTTTGGGATGAAGACGACGTATTACGAGTGAAGAATGCTTGGAAAAACAACGAGAGTGTATTTGCAATAGGTGAGAAATTACAAAGAGATCCGGACGAAGTTACGCTACTTATTATGGATTTAGCAAGAAAAGGTGCGATTGGAAAAAGAACGTTGGGGTTAGGGGCATGAAACAATTAACCTTTGATGACGTTGTAGGAACTATGGATTATGCAGCACACAGTACTTCTGAACAATTCCTTTCCAATCAGTTGGTTACACCAACTTACGCAGTGGAGTTCTTCGATCGAGATAAAAAACAGAAGTTACGTTGGTTTGAAGTGAATACAGAGGTTGAAGCGAAAGAAAAGGCAGAAGAAACATATGGGAGAATTCAAATTATCAAAGTATATGTGTCCAATCGAACGTTGAAAGAAATTATGGAGATGGACTAAGAGTATTATTCATCAAGAGAGCTCTTATATGCAAAGGAGAACAGGCATAGATGAAAAGAGAAATAGACATGAAAACAAACGGCATCTACATTGTGGTGGATGGAAAAATCAACTTCGAAGAACCCCCAAAGAGCGGCTACGGACAGCAAGTCTTATATTGGGTAAAGGGAAAAGTGTCTCATACACAAACAACGATTACGAATAAGTTCAAATGAAATTATGCTATTCAAAGGTAATCCAGTAATTAAAAACTCTACTCTCAAAAGGGTGAGAGTAGAGTCAGTGGATGCAGTTACTGAGTGCACGGGATGGTGAACATCAGCAACTACATAATGGCATGAGTATTCAGAAAAAACATCGAGTAAATATTTCCGATTTTTCAAATGATAGTCAACCGGAATGGAATAAAATTTGAATTTTATTAAGAAATGAGGAGAACAGAATGAAAGTAACAGTAACGTTTGAGTACGAATTAGATGAAAAACAAAAAGAGAAGTTTGAAGATATAAGATCGGGTGAAGGAGAATTTGAAGCGTTCTATTTCTTGGAGGATTTAGTGAAAAAAGATATAGGTGTTGCAGAGGTTATTGCAACGGAATACAAAGATTAGAAACTTAACAAAAGCGTTATTTGAATAGAAAATGGCAGGTAATTGACTAAGTTACCTGCCGTGTGCCTAAACAGTCCGGAGGGGTAAAGCTCCGTTTTTAAAGAGTTTAGTCATGGGAAGTTGACTTGAGGATAGTATGTGTAATGTAAAAAAGGTTATTCGTAAAGAGGCATGAAAAAAAGAGTACATATCAAATATGTACTCTTGAAAAAAGGAGAACCCTATGAGTGATAGTACATCATATGCTTGTCCAGTTAAAAGTTGAAAAGTTTTTTAACAAAATAATCCTTTTGTAGAAAAGGGGAATTGATATGAAATACGGAGTTTATTTAGGTGTAGAACTAATGGAAACACATGAAGACTTTGGGAGAAAGGAATTGAACATGAGTATATTTGATGAAGATTTTAAAAGTGCTGTAGTTGTTTTAAATGATGGGAAATACAAAATTTCAAAAATAGATGTAATCGATGTATCAGATCAAGAGAAAGAACCAGATAAAACACTTCAAATCACACATGAAATTGAGGGGTTTGAAGTTCCTATCTATTTGTTAATTGATAATGAAGAAGAATATTTCACGTTTGGAATGTCTGTTGGTGATGGTATCTCATTATTCGTACCAGTTACTGATGAAGAAGTATTTAAAAAAGCTGTTCAATTAGTAGCATCTTTGGAGGATGAAGAAAACTAAAACAAACCCCTATTTTGTAGAAAAGAGGAATGAATATGGAAATATATAAACGGAAAATGATGCGATTTATCAAACGTTTCTTTAAACAATACAAAATAAATGTCGATGTAATAAACAACAATGGATATGTACGAATTCTTATGCCAGGTAGACAATTGGAAAAATGGATTAATTTAACTACAAAACAACAAATGAAACTTCTGCATGATGCCTACTGGTCTTTTGTTGATAATCCAGAAATAGTCCCTGATTACGTATTGGATGACATTGGATACATGATTGGGGAATTGGGACAAGATTTCGATATAAAATTTGTAGAGTTAATTATGACAATCAAAAATTTTTATTCTAAAAAAAATAGCGAAATAATAATTGCAAGTTATAACAACTATGGAGGTGGAGAATACATCAATTATCTTCAAAGAAGAGGACATAATCTTAACGATCACAGCCTTAAATAGAATAACGAAAACTTAATTAATCCTATTAATAGAAAGTGAGGTTAGAAGAATGAAATCTTTGAAGAAAAGAAAGATTAGAAAGGCTATTGCTCGTCGCACAAAAGAAGTGGAGAAGTATCAAGTTAATAAAGCTTGGAGAAACATCTTTGTACAAGCTGGGATTATAAAATAGCGATACTGGAGGAATAGAAATGAATGGTAAACAGTTTTTTGGAATGTATTTGGCTCTTTACTTAATCATCATGTTTGTGGCCTTCAGTAATGCAAAAAGTTTTGTACAAGCCGGAATCATTATGGTACTTGTAATTTTGATTTCAGAAGTTGATCATAAATATGGATTTTATAAGGGAAGCAAGAAGGCTAAAAGCAAATAAATATAGTCCGGCTAGAAAACTAGAGGACACCAATTCACTAAAGCAGCAATTACAGCTATTTTAGGAATAGGTGTCCTTTTTATTTTGAAAAGACCAACTATGAGAAGTCAAGAGGAATTTTATAAATAGGAAACTTAAAAAAGGGTGCACCAAATAACCCTAAGAGATGTAAAAAAATAAAAGTATCAAACTTCTTTTGAATATTGAGGGATTTCATACGGTTTATTGTTTTTAAGGATGGCATAAATAATGTAACACAACTTTCTAGCTACAGCTCCTATACAAACATAGTAGTGTTTTCCTTGTTTTCGTTTCTTCTCATAAAAAGCTTTCAAAACAGGGTCATGTTTATGGGCTGTAATAGCGGCTTGGAATAAGGCTCTACGTAAATGAGAAGAGCCACGCTTAGATATAGACATACCTGATGATTCAAATTGTCCAGATTGGGACACAGAGGCATCAATGCCTGCGTAAGCGACAAGCTTAGATGGTTTGTCAAAGCGGTGTATATCCCCAATTTCACTTAGTATAGTGGCACCTAAAATTGGTCCAACGCCAGGTACTGTCATGATAGGAGTATCTAAATCAATTAAAAGTTGTGACATTTCGTCTTCACATTCTTTGATTTGATCTTCGATAAAACGAATTTGCTCTATCAACATTTTTAGTTGGAAGGAAAAAGCATTTTTACAGAAGGTAACACCAAACGAATTAGAGGCTAATTCCATTAGCTTGTTAGCTGTTTTCTTCCCTAGTCGGTTACGACTGGTTTGCTCAATGATTTGTGTTAAATCATCAATAGATATCTGTTCATAGTCACTAGGAGAGGCATATTCAAGTAAGATTTGCGAAGAAGTTTTACCAAAAACATCCGAAAAGATGCTTTGGTACTCTGGGAAAGTTTGATCTAATACGACAAGAGCTTTTCGTTTTAAATCACTCATATTACTTACAAGCGCATTGCGAAAACGGCTCATTTGTTTTAGAGCGAACATTTTTTCGTCCACAAGTGGGGTTTCAACAAAACGGCCGAATCGAATGATATCGGCAATCATAGTGGCATCAATGGCGTCTGTTTTTCGCTTTCTAATTTCTGTTCCTTTTCGCCAGGCATTGGTTTGAATGGGGTTTAATACAATGACTGAAAATCCATGATCCAGTAGAAAAGAATAAACAGCTAACCAATAATGTCCGGTTGCTTCCATTCCAATCAGTATTTCTGTAGGAGACTCAATGTATTGGTAGATCTGATTTAAAAGGGTTTGTCCACCTTCTTTGTGATTCTGAAAAGGAAATGGCTTAGTAATAGGTTTTCCCGTTTGATCGATAATGGACGCATAATGTTTATGTTTAGCGATATCAATACCTAAATAGAACATAGCTTACACCCCTATTTTAATTAGTGTTAGATAGTGCTTTTCTCCCCTGAACTAATAAGCGCTACTACCTCGTAAGAGATACGAAGAATGGCTAAAAGCCATCAACATCCAACTCATTCGTAAACTACTTATTAGACAGAGGTACCGCTCTTTTTCACGAATACAAAGATTCAGGGAGATGGTCGGCAACACTCTATCTACAAATACCAGTATCTCATAAAAATAGATACCCTTGGGTTTATAGGTACATCCCGTCCCTAAAAACCTAACTTAATCATACGAGGGAGATGGGGAAATGAAGGTGCTAAGAGATCAGTTACGCGAGTGGGAAAAGCAATCAAAACAAGTAAAGAAGAAAAATAAGAAAAAACGAAAAGAGAAATTAAGTACTCGTGATATTGAAGATTTAATGGGGATTCGTGGACCGCGATATGAACGTAGACGTGGAGCATTAAGACAAAAATAATAACAATGGAGGAATTTAATATGAATAAACAATTATCATTTAAAATGCCTGTTTTAGATGAAGAAGAGACAAAAAATGAAGTTGAAAAAGTATTTGAGGAGTATCGTATGTATTTATCTCAAATGCCAAGTGACATCTTACCAAAAGTAACTGCATCGTATTCAATTGTTCCTCCATCCGTAACAAATGAATTCAACAGTTCTACAGAAAACATAGCGATTGAAAGGCTGCAATATGAAATGGCTAGAGATAAATTTATGAATTGGGTTCATAGAGCTGTGAACAGATTGCCAAAAAGAGAAAGACAAATCATTCATATGTATTATATGGAAGAAGAGAAGGGCTATGATCCGGACATAATGGATGCAGTGAGATTAGGTAGAACGACGTATTATAAAGTGAAAGGGAAAGCTTTATTACGTTTAGCTTTTAGTTTGCGAAAAGAAGTATTTAAACAAAAGGCGCAAAATGAAGAGGTAGAAGTAGTATGAACATTGTACAGCCGATTCGAAATAAAGAGATTATCCAAGAGATAAAGGAATTCTATAAGAAACAGAATGAGAGGAACTACATTCTGTTTCTTCTTGGTATTAATACTGGATTCAGGATATCGGATATATTACGTTTACGTGTTCGTGATGTAGAAGGATGGAATATCGTCATACGTGAAAAGAAAACGAAGAAAATAAAAGATATCAAGATGCCATCAGAGTTAAAAAAGGCTATTCGTGATTATACAAAAGGGAAACCGAAAAATGAATATCTGATTAAAAGTAGAAATGGGAAAAATAAGCCAATCACAAGGGCGATGGCTTATGTGATATTAAATCAAGCGGCGCAAGAATTTGGGTTAGAACGTATTGGGACACATTCTTTACGTAAAACATATGGATACCACCATTATCAACAGTTTAGAGATGTGGCCGTTTTACAACAAATGCTAAATCATACAGAGCAAAAAGAAACATTAAGATATATCGGAATTGAACAAGATACATTAAATGATTATCAAAGGAAATTTAAAATCTAATTTCTTTCTTTTTTTATCAATTTTTGAATTAGCTACAAACTGAACGTGTCAAATTCATTTTCGTAATAACACATGAAGGCTTGATACATATGAGATAAATGCGTACAGGTGAATTTAACACACTCTAGTTTATAGCTAATTCATTTCCATAGATTAAAGAACATATTTATTCAAAACTATGCAAAAAGAAGCTGAAAAACGATGTACAAAAATACAGAAATAAAAAACGCGAACTATTCGTGAACTATCTGCGGACTATTTGCGAACGATTTACGGACACGTTTTGGTTTTTAACATGATATATTTGTATTGTGAGAAGTGGCGGAAAACACAACTCACTATGTTGTTTTTAAATTTCTAAACGGCTTCATAATGACGGCACATAAAATCCGAAACCAGCAGATGGTACTGATTGAATGTCACCGTTAATAAGGAGAGCTTTTGCTCTTCTTCCAGTTACTTAATAATGTTGACGCAGATTAATGTAGCAACATTAGGTAATTGGAAAAAGAATAAAACTTCACGTACCGCAATCGAAATATAAATTAATCATTATAAAAAGCATCCGTTGGGGTGTTTTTTAATTTTAAGGGAGGAAATAAGAATGGAAGTAAACATTAACGAGGTTATAGAAAGGTTATATGAACCAGCTAAGGAGTTTGTGATTGAAAATCAAATATCCAGAGTATCGTCATTACAACGTAAATTTAGAATTGGTTATATGACAGCCGCTAAGATCATGGATCGTCTCGAAGAAAATGGGATTGTGGGGCCTTATGCAGGAAGTCAACCAAGAAAAGTGTTAGTACAAAAATAGCATCCATTCGGGTGCTTTTTTATTTTTAAGGAGTGAGGATAGATGAAATGTAAAGGTAAGGTATTAACTGAAAATCAAGTAGGAATGCTTCAGTTTATGATTGATAACTACTATAACAAGAATATGGACATCTGTTCTTGTGATGTTACACGGTTATTAGGAAGAGAAGAAATTGTTGCGGATTTTATTACCGCTGGGACAATAGGAGAAACTTTACGTAAGGAACTAACAAAGCTTGAAAAGGCGGTTCTTATTAGTAAATTCATCGATGCAATTGGGATGGAAGAACTTGCAGGTTGTGTTGGCTTAGAGAAGTTAGACTTACTTGCTAAAGAGCTTGAAGTATTACATGGAAACACAACACCAAATGCAGAAGTTGCAGCTAATAAAAGCTCAATTAATAACCTGATTGATAGTTTTTTAGAAGAACGTTAAGGAGTGAGAATAGATGGCGAATATTCGTAGATGTTGTTTAGCTTGTGATTATCAAATTCAAACTTATCAAGCACCAAAAGAAGAATATCAAGAAATAACTGTTTGCCCAAAATGTAATGGTGCGTTTGTAGATAAGTTTAAGTTAGGGAAATACACACAAAATAGCATTCAACATAAAGAATGTGAACATAAGTATCGATTGATGGATAGTAAAACAACACAGATACAAGCTGATAACAGACAAGTGTCTATTCATATCTTGGGTAGTTTCTATTGCGAAAAATGTCTGGATATTCAATTTCGCGAAAAGATTGAGGAAGGGGAAAGATGAGATGCAATTAACTAAAATTGAAAAAGCAATTGCTATCGGTACAATCCTTCAAGCTATCGGCGAAGACAATCTAGAAGATTATGTGGAACTAGAATCATTGCGACCAGTAGTAACAGTATTAGGTAGATTAAATAAGAGAACAAAACCAAAAGAAAAGAAAGAAGCAACAATAAGCTTAATCGGTAAGTTAATGCATGAGTTATCAAAAGGAAATGATTATGAGAAGGTCGTACAGTTTAGATGCGCATCTTGCGGAAAACCAGAACAATACACTGAGAGGCAAGCTAGAACTAAGGATGGATTACGATGCAAACATTGTACAGGTCCGATGATTAATAAGTGAGGTGTAAGTTATGGAAATACATGAGCTTATTCAGTTAATAAGAGATAACAAGCTTATGAAGTTCTATAAGTCTAGAGAATGGCGTGAACTTAGGCTCAAGGCATTGAAGAGAGATAACTTTGAATGTTGTATGTGTAGAGATAAAGGGAAGTATCGTAAGGCTGATTGTGTGCATCACATTAAAGAAGTGAAAGAATATCCAAATCTTGCTTTGACACTCGATAACCTTATGTCTCTATGCAATACATGTCATAACGAAGTACATGACCGTTTAAGGGCACAGGACAAGCTACCAGCGTTTGTTAATGAAGAGAGATGGTAAAACATGATAATAAACGATAACGGTCGTGAGTACGATACTGAGTACCTTGAGAGAGTGGCAATACTAGAACCAGAGGATAGAACAAGTGTAGAGCGAGACATCTTTAATGCTGGTGCTCGTTTTATTTATTATAGATACACACAAGTCAGAGATATTATTAATCGTAATCGATGTAATAACTTAACGATTGATAAAGTAAAACAACTTTTAGATATAGATAGAGTTCAAATGTTCTTAACAATTACTGAAGAAGAAATAAATTATATTATTTCTTTTGTTGAACGATATATACAAATTAAATAAGTCCCCCCTTAAAATAAAATCGACTTTCTTTCGGGGGAGCTTTCAACGGGAGGGGGAGAGCGGTTAAAACATTTTTGCGAATTAAAAAGTAAGAGGGGGGGTACTTGTGCGGAAACTATCAAAAAAAGCACAGATAAAGCAAGATTTATTACAACAATTGGAAAATAGCGGTTTATATGGTATGCACTACGTTGATCTTGTTGATGACTACATGACAATGTTTGATGCGAAAAATAAGTTAGCAAGAGAAATGAAAAAGAATGGACCAATGATTGAATGGCAAAATAGTGAGAGTCAAAAGGGAGTCAAAGCGAATCCAGCTACAAAAGAATTTCGTGAAACAAACAAGCGCATGACAGAATTATTAAAAGTACTTGGTTTGAAAGAACCAGTATATGAAGGTAATGATGATGATGACGACATCTAAAGATTCAACTACATATAAGTATCATCCTTACATCGACGAGTATATGCGTATGGTTGAAAATGAGGAAATACAAAGTTGTAAAGAACAAAAACAACTCATGGAGTTTCTTCGTTGGAAGTTAGACCAACCTGGTGTAGTGATTGATGCAGAAGCTATTGAAAAATCAGTAGAAAAGCCAGCCCCTTATTTTTCTTTTTCACTATTTGCTTGGCAAAGGTTCTGTAATGCCATTTTTTATGGTGTGCGTTATGATGACGGTCGTCTTATGTTTGACAGATATCTGTTACTACTTGGTCGTGGGGCAGGTAAAAACGGATATATCAGTTATGACTGTTTTTATATGCTAAGTGGACATCACGGGATTAAGAATTATGATATAGATATTGTGGCAACTTCAGAAGATCAGGCGAAAACCTCATTCGAAGATGTTTTAAATATTTTAGAAACACCCAAATTTGCAAAGAAATTAAAAAAAGTTTTTTATAAATCAAAAAAACTAATTAAACATTATAAAACTAAATCTAAATTTGAATTTAATACGTCAAATGCTCGTACAAAAGATGGTAAGCGAAGTGGAACTGTTATATTTGATGAGTTACATGAGTATGAAGATTATTCAAATATAAAAGTTTTCACATCAGGTTTAGGAAAAAAGAAAGATCCAAGGATTTTCTATATCACAACAGACGGAAATGTCCGTGGTGGAGTATTGGATGATATGAAAGACGAAGCTCAGATGGTGTTGAATAAAGAATTACCACATTCCACACTGTTTCCTTTCATATGTAAGCTTGATGATGAAGAAGAAGTCCATGACGAGTCTAAATGGGAAAAAGCAAATCCGTCATATAGATACAATGAAAATTTACAACATGAAATGCGAAAAGAATACCATGATATGAAACGTAACAGTGCATTGCGTATTGAGTTCATGACGAAAAGAATGAATTTACCTGTTGAGGATACGAGGAAAGAAGTTGCTACTTATGATGAACGATTAGCAACAAATCAACCATTCCCTGAAAATGTACAAGGGATAGAGTGTATTGGAGCAGTTGACTTCGCGCAAATACGTGACTTCTGTTCAGTTGGAATCTTATTTAAAAAAGATGGGAAACGGTATTGGAAGCAGCATACGTTCATGCATCATACAGCGCCTAAGTTGCAAGATATTAATCCGGATATCCTTCGGATTGCAATTGAAAAGGGATTGCTTACTGTTGTTTATGACAAATCAATTAGTGCGGAACATGTACGAGATTGGTTCGTAATGATGAATAAAGAATACCGAATAAAAAAAGTTAGCATGGATTTATATCGTTCAGCTATTTTAAAAGAATCGCTTGAAGAGGCTGGTTTTGAAATTGAAATTGTTCGTCGTGGTCCAGCGACGCATAGTAAGCTTGCTCCACTTGTAGAAGAGGTTTTTATCAAGCATACTATTATTTTTGGTGATGATCCATTAATGCGTTGGTATGTGGGAAATGTCTATAAAGAAGAAAAAATGAATGGCAATATTGAATATAAAAAGGTTGACAAAGAGAAGCGAAAAACAGATGGATTTTTCGCCTTTTTACATGCGCTTAATTGTGATAGTGAGTTAAAAGAGTCAAATACTTTAACAAAAGAAAATGTTAGAAAGATATTTAAATCATTTAGTGTATAAAAGGTGGTGAGAATGTGGGATTAAGAGATTGGGTAAGAGGTTTTTTTGGAAGTAGGAAGACCATGACTCTAGATTCATGTTTTTATGAGTTAGGAATTGACTATTTCTATAAAAAGCTTGCTGTAGAAAGTTGTATTGATTTAATTGCAAATGCTTTAACAAGGTGTGAATTTCAAACCTTTGAAAAAGGGAAAGAAAAACGTGGTGAAAATCACTATTTATTAAATGTACAACCAAATCAAAATCAAAATGCATCGGAATTTATGCATAGTTTGGTAAATCATTTAATCATGGAAAATGAATGTGTAGTTATTATGCAAAATGAGCAATTGTACATTGCAGATTCCTTTAATGTTAATAAGTTTGCATTAAAAGAAAATATATACAATGACATAACTGTTGATGAGTTTACTTTTGAAAAATCATTTAATGAATCAGAAGTGTTTCACTTTAAACTCAACGATCGTAATATTATGCAAATTATAGATGGAATGTATAGTAGTTTTGGAAAATTGCTCGCATCTTCAATTGATTACTATAAAAGAAAGAATAATAAACGTTTGTTAATCAAAGGTGATTTTTTAAGGTCGCAAGATCCAGAAACGCAGGCAGCAATCAATGAAATGTTCGAGGGGCAGTTAAAAAATTGGTTTAATGCTGATAAAGTGGGTTCAGCTTTTCAATTACAAGATGGTTATGTTTTTGAAGATATGAGCGATAGTAAAAATGGTGTATCAAATAATAGCACAAGTCGTGATATTAGCGATTTGATCAATGACATATTTAACTATGTAGCAGTTGCTTTTCATGTTCCTATAGGGATTTTAAAAGGTGATGTAGCGGACATTGAAAAACAATTGGATTCGTTCTTAGCTTTTTGTATTAATCCAATTGCTGAATTGATTCAAGATGAATTTAACCGGAAGATGTACAGTAAAAAAGAATATATAGACCGCACATATTTAAAGATTGATACAACAAAAATTAAGGTTGTTGATATTACGAAACTAGCAACAGCATTAGATAAGCTCTTTGCAATCGGTGGTTTATCTATTAATGACATTTTAATTATTCTTGGTAGAGAGCCGATTGAAGAAAAATGGGCAAATAAGCGCTTTGTTACAAAGAATTATCAAGAAGCTGATTCTTTGGAGGGAGGTGAAAAGAATGAGACGTTATAAAAATGAACAGTATAATCATTTAGTTAATGTTCAACATGCCTTTAAGGCAGAAGCAAAAGCTGATTCACTGGACATAACAATTTATGGTGATATTGGTGAGTCATGGTGGAGTGATTCTACATCAGCGGTTGATATTGAAAAAACATTAAAAGCTACTTCGGCAAATGTTATTAATATCAATCTGAATAGTCCTGGTGGGGATGTATTTGATGGGATTGCGATTTATAACCAACTTAAAAACCATCCGGCAAAAATCATTATTAACGTAGATGGACTAGCAGCAAGTGCCGCATCTATTATTGCGATGGCAGCAGACGAATTAATTATGAATACAGGTTCTATGTTAATGATTCATGAAGCTTCTACATGGACGTGGGGGACAAAATTAGATATTCGTAAGACATTGAATGCTCTTGAGGGAATTGACAAATCACTTGCGGATATTTATATGACTCGTTATCAAGGAGAACGTTCAGAAATTGAGACAATGATTGCGAATGAAACATGGTTTACAGCCAATGAGGCTGTGGAAATCGGATTGGCTCATAAAGTAAATGAACAGGTAGAAGATGACGATGTTGTGGTAGATCCAGAGGAATTTAAAAATAATGTACTTCAGAAATTCCGAAATAAAAATAAACAGCAGAATGAACCAGTGGTAGCGAGTACAAATTCAAATTTATTAAGTAAATTCAAGCGCGCGTAAAGTAGTGCTTTTTTTATTGAAAAAAATCAGGAGGTAATAAAATGACGATTAAAAATTTAGATCGAAGTGTAATTGAAAATAAGGAATCGCAAATCACTAATGTAAAAGAAGCGCTTGAAAATGGTGATGCGCAAGCTGTCGCTGAACGTATCGTAACAAACATGGAAGGAAACATGCAGCATATTCAAGACATGATGAAAGATATTATTAATGAAGCGCAACAAGCAAAAGACGAGAAGTGGGATGCTCAAGTATTAGCCGCTCGTGGTGTGCGTGCTTTAACAAATGAAGAACAGAAATTTTACAATGCCGCTATTGAGGTGCAGTCATTTGATGAAGTAACAAAATTAATGCCACCAACTATTTTTGAACGAGTTTTTGAAGATCTTGAAAAAGAGCATCCATTATTATCTTTAATTAATTTCCAAACAACTGGAGCTACTACACAATGGGTACTACGTAAAGAGGGTGCAAGTGTAGTATTTTGGGGAGATGTGTGTGATAACATCAAGGAAATGACAGACGAAGGATTCTATACAGTAGATCAAGGAATGTTTAAACTAAGCGGATTCCTAGTTGTATGTAAAGCAATGTTTGAATTAGGTCCAAGCTGGTTAGATAAATATGTTCGTACATTTATGAAAGAAGTTGTAGCAGAAGAATTAGAAAATGTTGTTGTTAGCGGAACAGGGAAGAAACAACCAATTGGTATGATTAAAGATCTAAAAGGTGCTGTAACAGATGGTATTTATCCAGACAAAGAACCTGTTGTATTAAATGATTTTAGCCCAAAAACAATTGGTAAAGAGATTTTAGCACCAACAACTAAAAAGGGGACACGTCGCTATACTGGCGTCACTTTAATCGTGAATCCGTTAGACTATGCAACGAAATTTTTCCCGATTGGTGCAAAACGTAAAGATGATGGTACTTGGACTTATGATAATTTTGGCGTTCCAGGATTAACGATGGTTCAATCACCAGCGGTGCCATTAAATAGAATGATTTCTGGAAAACCTAAAGATTACTTTATGGGTGTTGGTAGTGAGCAGAAATTAGAATCAACCGATGTTCTTCGAATGGTTGAAGACCAACGTTTATACCTTATTCGTCAACTTGCAAATGGTCGCCCACTGGATCACGATTCATTCACAGTATTTGACATTACAGCACTTGAGCCAAAAGAAGGAACGCCAACGCCTTAAAAGGAGTGAATAATATGTACCCAGTATTAAATGATTTTATTGAAAAAGAGCATGATGATATTACTTATAAAAAGGGCGAGCAATATCCAAAGGCTGGATTTAAGTCTAACGATAAACGTGTGAAATATTTGCAATCAACCGAAAACCCATATCAAACTGTTTTCTTAGGTTCTAAACTTGAAAAAGCAAAAAAGGCAAGTAAGTCTACGGAAAAACAGTCAGATCAAGAAGAGAAGTAGGTGGTTCACTTGGAAGACAATCTTCTTGCTGAATTAAAAGATGTTCTTAAAATAACATGGACCGAAGAAGATGCTCATTTAAATAGTATTTTAGATAAAGGAAAGGCGTATTTGTTTAGATTAACGAATGCGTCTTTTGATTTTTCAAAAGAGTTAACACCGAAAGATTTGCTATTAGAACGGTGTCGGTATGTCTATAACAATGCAGGTGATGAGTTTGAAAAAAATTATAAAAATGAATTATCCAGACTTATTTTAGATGCAGCTTTAGGAAAAGTTGGTGTAATCAATGGCTCTAAAAGCGTATAGAGAAACGATTAACGATGGATTTTTACAATATGGATATAAGAAAACAAAACGTTCTGAGGGTGGAAAGAATGTTGGAGGAGTCTTTCATCCAGAAGGAAAGCTTGCTTATAAAGAAATGTCTGCTCGTGATAGCGACTATCAAATGGTTGGAGTTTTAACAACAGGATTAGATTTAAAAGTAAAAACCTTATATCCACCTTCTTTTAAAAAGATTAACAAAAATAAATTAAAGGTAGAAATTGATGAAGTTGAATATGACGTAATCAAAGTTGACCCAGATTCAACAAAGAAATATCTTTATTTTTATTTACAGCAGGTGGTGAAAACTGGTGAACGAAAAGCCGAAGAAATTAATGAAGGAACAACGGCTAGGGATTAAAACTAAATTAGATGACTATTTCAAATTGTTAGTAGTTGAGGATGAATTAGCAGAAGACGAAGAAGAAGAGATGGCTCAAGAAGGCTATAACTGTTTTCTAATTGAATATGGTGAATTCCAACCTTCGTCAAATGAACGTACCATTTCTCAAAATGTGTATATTACTTATTTATCCGAAAAACAAGATGATTTAGAAGAACAAATTATTGATATTATTTCATTAATTAGTGGTGTGAAAAGATTATTATTTGTTTCTTCTAAAAGTGATCGTTTCCAAATGAAAGATACAGATCGTTATATTGACCGTGTTGTTTTTACGTTTAAGAGGGTGATTCCACTTGAGTGCATTTGAGCTTGATTATGAAGCCGTAGAAAAGCTTGAAGAAAAAATGCGGGTATTACCAAATAAAATGGAACCCACAATCAATACCATTCTTCATACGGATGGTATACGAATTGCAATAGAAGAGATTACAAAGCTGATTCCGGTATCTCGTTCTAAATGGAGTGTTCGAAATAAGACACATGCCAAAGATAGCAACTGGTCAAAAAGCGAAAAGATGAATTTAGGTTTTAGGATATTGGCCCGTGGTGGAGCAGCTAATAAAAAAGGATCGTTTGGTTATCTAGTCTTCCCGAATGAAGGAAGAGGTTCACATAACCCCTTAGAACAACGATTTGCGGAGCGTGGGATTGTAAACGCTAGACCAAGAATTTTAGGAGAGCTACACAAAGGTGTAGATAAAGTATTGGAGGAGGAATTTTAAATGGTTAAAGTAATTGAAGAATTTGATTCCGTGTCGATTGCAAATGCAAGTATTCAATTTAAAAAGAAAGGAACGCAAGAGCCAGGAACGAAATTCGGGTGTGTTGGAACGATTGAAGGAGAACCAGAAATTAAGGAAATTAAAAAATTATGTGGTGGAACAACTGTTAAAAAGAAATCAAAAACTACTGAACTTAAGATAACTGTTTCGGCGCACATCCCTGTTAAAGTAGCAAGGGATTATTTTGGTTTTGATACAACAGGGTTAAAGCCAGGTGTTTGGGCGTACGGTAGTGAATCTAAAGGATATGATTTTGTATTTACAGCCGATGTTGTAGATGAATTTGAAGATTTAGTAAAGCTTATTGCGTTCCCAAATTGCTCAAATAATACAGGGTTTAAATTTTCAATTGCAAATGGTGAAGAGGAACTAGCGATGATGGAATTAGAATTTACAGCCCTGCCGGATGATTTAAATAAATTCTATTATGAAGCGTTTGTGGATGAATTAGCAGATGCGACAGTCGCGCAAAAATGGCATACACAATTTAATTCAGCTCTTGTTCAAGGGACAACGCCAGCACCTTAAAAAGCCCTAATTTCATACAGGGCTTTTTCTTTTGGATTTAAATAAGAGAAAAATGAAAGTGAGGAACTAACAGATGAAAGTTCAAAAAATAACATTAAAAGAAGTAGAATTTATAGAAGTAGACGGGGAGTATGAACAGCGTTTTATTAACCAAAAGAATTATCCAGCATATTTAACAAACTATGCATTAAAAAAGGGGCAAGAAGAAGGACTTATTCACAGTTCAATTATTGCTGATATTGTAAAATTTCAAGCGTTAGATGGATTAAGAAATGATGGTAATAAAGATTTATCAGCTTTAGAACAAATCGATCAAACAAGTATTCATAAAGTGATTTATATGGCGTTTAAAGGCGCAAACCCAAAAGAGAAGTTAACATTTGATGATTTCTTACAGAAGTATCATGATTCATTAGCAGAATCTATGGAACTATATACGAAGCTTGTTGTTGATGTAATTAGTCAAGATCCAAATCAATTTGCCGCAGCACTGAAAAAAAGTACAAATAGCGGCGGTAACGGTGAAAAAAAGTAAAAAATCCAGACATTAAAATTGAATGTGTGGAAGATAAATACGTCTTGTATTGTCTAGTCTCTGGAATAGATCCAGAGACTTTTTGGCATGAGCCAATTTCGTCTGTTGAGCGTATTTACGCAGGGATTACAGCGTTTGAAGCATGGCGTAACAATCCCAAGTAAAGGTAGGTGAGAAAATGGCCAGAAATAATTCGGAAGTTGAAGTTATATTTAAAGCGCAAAATAAAGATTTTAATGATGCTATGAAGGGCATGAATCAAGAAACTAAAAAACTTCGTCAAGAAATGAAATTACAAGAAGAGCAGATGAAGTTAAATGCTACTGATTCGGAAAAACTCCAAGCAAAACTTCAAAATCTTTCTCAACAGTATGCAGTTGCACAAAGGGCCACGCAAGCAACGGCTGAACATTTACAACGTGCTAAAGAATTGTACGGAGAAAATTCTACTGTTGTAGCAAAACTAGAGTCAAAATTACGAAGTCAACAAATAACAGAACAACAGTTGGCGAATAGTATTAAACAAACTTCTGAAAGCTTAAAACAGGCGAGAGATGCTGAACAGGAAAGAACAAGTGAAACAGCTAAAGCGGCTCAAAAACTAAAAGAGCTAAAAGGGCAGGAAGAGCAGTTGCAATCTTCTCTTTCTAAGTTGAATGCTCAATACGAATTACAAAAAGCAACGCTTGGTGAGAATGCTTCAGAAGTAGAGAAGTTACGTTTAAAAATAGATAACCTTGGAGAGCAACATACTGTTGCAGCTAGTAAAGTACAAAACTATCAAAAACAGTTAGATCAAGCCAAACAGAAGTATGGCGAAAATGCTAGTGAAATCCAAAGATATGAAACGCAGCTGATACAAGCTCGTACAGCAGAACAGCAGTTGCAAAATCAATTAAGTGCGACGAATAGAAGTTTGCAGGAACAAGAAAACGCAACGAAACAATTAAAGACATTCTTTGATGCGACTGAAACGAGTGTAGACCACTTTGCAAATGCATTAGGGAATAACCTTACAAACGCAATGCGAAACGGTACAGCGACAGCCAGGCAGTTAGAACAAGCGATTCAAATCATTGGTCGTGAAGCATTAGGTTCAGAAGCAGATATTGAGAAATTACAGCGCTCTCTTCGTTCTATAGATGATGGGAACTCATTACAACAAGTTCGAAATGACTTGAGAGACATTTCACGAGAAGCAGAAAGAGCATCGCACAGTTTTAAAGAATTAGATATCGGTTTAGAAAATATTCTTGGTGGATTAATGGCTGGTGGTGGTATTTCAGGAGCCATTGAGCAAGCGCTTGATACTTCTAAATTAAAAACAAAAATTGACGTTTCTTTTGAAGTTCCAGCATCCTCTAAAAAATCGGTAGAAGAAGCGGTTCGTGGTGTAGAAGCCTATGGTGTTGATGTAGAGGAAGCACTGGAGGGTACACGTAGACAATGGGCGTTAAATCAAACTGTCAGTGATAAAGCTAATGCTTCCATTGTAAAAGGAGCAGGAGCCATTACAAGTGCTTATGCAGGTATAGATTTTACTGAGTTAATTCAAGAAGCAAATGAAATTGGTAATGAATTAGGAATAACTAGTGACACGGCTTTAGGGTTAACGAATCGTCTGTTGAAAATCGGTTTTCCTCCTGAGCAATTGGACATTATTGCTGAATATGGTGGTCAGTTAACACGAGCTGGTTACAATGCTGAAGAAGTACAAGCGATTATGGAAGCCGGTGTTGATACAGGTACCTGGAATATTGATAATCTCTTAGATGGACTAAAAGAAGGCCGTATTAAAGCGGCTGAATTTGGTCAAGGTGTCGACAAATCAATGAAAGAAGCTCTTGAAGGCACTAAAATTTCGGCTGATCAGTTAGAAAAGTGGGGGCAATCTGTCGCTAAAGGCGGTAAAGAAGGTTCGGTAGCGATGACAGAGATTGCGAAAGCTTTGGCTAGTATTGAAGATGAAACAAAACGAAATGAAATCGGCGTTAAACTTTTCGGTAGATGATAAATTGTGCCGAAGTAAAATCGCGGTATAAAGCAAAGAGGGTGCGAATCCTGATTTGAACCGAAGGCTATACAAAGTATAGTCAGGGGCAGAGCATAGAGGGTGAAAAGATATAATCCTTCCACGAGACCGCGACACTTATTAGTGAAAACGTATGCCGAACTTACAGGAAATGAACTGTAAGAAGTAGAGGATAAAAAGCCTTTACGATAACAAAATGACGATGTATGAAGACCAAGGACAAAATATTACGAATACACTTATTGGTGCCCAAGATAAAGTTATAGATTTAAACAAAAATCAAGAACAACTAAATGAAATGATCAAGAAAATGGATGCCAGCCCGGCAGTAAAGTTCCAAAAAGCTATGAATGATTTGAAAATGGCACTTGAACCTGTTTTGGGAGTTATTGCTGATGTAATTAGTGCTTTTGCGAGCTTTGTTTCAGAACATCCAGCATTATCGGCAGCTATAACAACAATTGTAATTGCACTTGGGATTCTTGTTGGAGCATGTATGGCGTTAGCCCCAGTATTTGTCACCTTATCCAGTATAGCTGGTATATTGGGTGTGAGTATTGGGGCTGTTGCTGGTCCAGTTACATTAGTAGCAGGTGGAGTCATAGCCGCAACGGCAGCTATTGCTGGATTGATTATTTGGATGCGGAATTTATGGCAAACCAATGAAGGGTTCAAAAATAGCATTACGCATGTAATTGAAAGCGTTCAAAACTTTGGACACGCATTATCTTCATTAGGTAAATATCTATTCTATACGGCTGTTGATGGAGATTATTTAAATGATTGGATTACTCATTTGCCAAAAGGATTTCAAGATGCGGCTGAAATGATAGGATTGGCAGTCAGTAAGATACGCGAAGCGTGCCTTCATCTTTTTGATGCAGTAAAAGCCGCTTTTTCAGGAGATTTTAGCCAGATAGGTGAAATCTTTAAGATGATCGGTCCTAGTATAGCGGGAGCAATTATCGGAGGACTTCCAGGTGTTCTTGTATCTGTATCTCGTTATTTACCAGCCATTGCGGAGTATTTGAATGCAAACTCAGGAATTATTCTTGAAACTATCACAAATATTTTTACCAACATAGCCAATTTTGTAACAACAGTATTACCACAATTTCTTGAAGCGGGATCACAAATGATTTCAAATCTTGTGAATGGTTTGGTTGTAGCGGCTCCAATTATGCTTGAAGCTATTGTTGGGATTATAAATACAATTTCACAGATGATTGCTACCTATCTCCCTATGATTGTTCAAATGGGAATACAAATCATTCAAACTTTAATTTCTGGAATTGTACAAGTCTTACCTACTCTGATAGAAACAGGACTTCAATTGATTCTAACTTTAATAAACGGAATTATGCAGATGCTTCCACAGTTAATCCAAATAGCTGTAACAATTATTCAAACTATTATTAATGGAATTATGTCATTTTTACCTCAGTTAATTGAAATGGGAATAAATTTATTAGTTTCATTAATTACAGGAATCACACAAGCTTTACCAATGATTGCTTTAGCGATTATTACAGTCATTACAACTTTAATTGAAGCCATTACAGCGAATTTACCTATGATTATTGAAGCTGGTGTTAAAGTTTTAACTAGCTTAATAGACGGAATCATTAAAATGCTACCGCAACTTATTGATTTAGCAATTAATCTCATAACTAAAGTCGCGGATACTTTACTAGCAAACTTACCTAAGATAATTGAATCCGGTGTAAAGATTTTAATGGCCATTATTGATGGTATCGTACAAGTGTTACCGCAGCTTATTAATGCAGCATTAGATTTAATTGTCAAAATAGCATCCACATTAATTGCGAACTTACCGAAGATACTCGAGGCTGGTGTGAAAATTTTACTTATGTTGATTGCTGGGATCGTAAAAGTCATACCGCAATTAATTGCAGCAGCATTAAAGTTAATTGTTACTTTGGCAGGAGAATTAATTAGGAATCTGCCTAAAATCCTTGAAGCTGGTGTTCAATTGATTTGGGCTTTAATAAAAGGGATTGTCAGTATGGTAGGACAATTAGGGTCAACAGTTGTTACGGACATCATACCTAAAATAGTCGATAACCTTAAAAAAGTGAATTTATTAACTATCGGTAAAAATATAATACAGGGGTTAATTGACGGCATAGGATCTATGGCAAGAAAAGTGTGGGATAAAGTCACAGAAATCGGGAGCGGAATTAAAGATAAATTTACAAGTTTCTTTGATATCCATTCACCTTCTCGGCTCATGCGTGATGAAGTTGGTAAACAAATTGGTGCCGGGCTTGCTGTTGGTATGGAACAATCTGTATCGACGGTTCTTGCAGCTGCTAAAAACTTAGCGACTTCGGTCTATTCCGTATTAGAAAACACGTTAGGTGCGTTCAATAATTCCGCTATAAACGGAATGATGAATAACAATCCTCTTCGGAGCTATTTTGAAGCAATACTGGAAGATGGTGACTATCTTAATGATTGGATTACCCATTTACCTGTAGACATGAGGGATGCACTTAAAAAAGTCGGTAAAGAGCTTGAAGGTTATGATGTTAATAGTGGTATGAGCGAGAATAATCCTGTTGCTCGTTATATTCGTAGTGTATTAGAGAGTGGAGATCCTTTTCAAAAGATATTAGAAGAGGAATTTGTAGAGTCTGGAAAGTGGTTGGAGATAGGTAAGAAAGTAGCTGGTTTCAGAGAGCAGATTTTTAAAGATTTTTATAATGCTCCAACCAATAATACGAACAAAGATAATGTGTTGCAATCCGCTTTCAACAATATTTCTAACATGGTGGACGATACCTTTAAAAAGTTAAATTTATATGGAATAAATAAACAAGATAACATCGCTTCTAATCTGTCCACATTAGCGACAAGAGCAGTTCAACCGATTGTTCAACCAACTGGTAGTGGTCCTGTTGAAATTAATTTTTATAACACAATTAATAATGAACGGGATATTGATCGTATGTTTGAAAAAGCCGATGACTGGTTCGTTAAGAAAGGGCAATCATTAAATATTGGTATAGGGGGGGCGCGACGTGGTTGATATTCGAATAAATGAAAGGTTAGGGCAAGACTACCATCTTTGTATGGTAGAGCGCCCTAACATACCGACTTCTAAAAAGAAAATTGAATTTATCGATGTTGACGGAAGAGAAAATGGGGCGTTAACAAAAGAAAAAGGTTATGAAGATGTTGAGTTTACAGTTAAGTTTAATTTACTTGAAGATGAAAATATCAAACCTTTATTAAGAAAAATAAAAGCGTGGATAATGAGCGCTAAGATTGTTTCATTCACTGACGACTATGTTTATAGAAAGATAAAGTCAGTTGAAATTGGAGATATAGATAACGAAATAGAAGAATACGGTAAGTTCGAAGTTCTATTTAAAGCTGATCCATATGAGTACGCTATTGAACAGCCAATTACAATAACAAATCCCATTACGATTATGAATCAAGGTACATTACATTCTTTACCGAAATTAACGATTTACGGAACAGGAAATATAACAATACAAATCAACGGCATTTCATTCCAAGTAAAAAACGTTAATTCTTTTGTTATTGTTGATTCTGATTTAATGGAATGCTACTACAATACAACTCCTATGAATGACAAAATGGTTGGGAAGTTCCCTACATTTAAAGAAGGAGAAAATGCGATATCGTGGTCAGGGAGTGTATCTAAAATCGATATAGAAACAAGGTGGCGATACATTTGATTATACTTTATAAACCTAACGAAACAGACTTTACCCACAATGGTATAGGTATTCTTGATAATAATATCTATGAAGCTGAAATTGAGGAAATTTTGAATGGTGTTTATACACTAAGGTTTAAGTATCCTCTCTTCGCTCCGCATGGATTAGAAATAGATGGACAATATTTAATCAAAGCATCAACTCCTGATGGAGATCAATTATTTCGTGTGGCAAATCCACATCCAACTAATGGTGAAGTGCAAGTGTTTTGTTATCACATTTTTTATGATTTAGTAGATAACTTTATCGAAGATACAAATATAGTAGGAAAAACAGGATTTGGGGCTTTAGATCAAGTTAAAGGGGCTCTACAATATCCAACTAAATTTGATTTTTATAGCGATATTGGGAGCATGGCAAATGCACGATTAGTTAGAAAAAACCCAGTAGAATTCTTATTGGATAATGGACAAGATAACTCATTCTTAAACCGTTGGGGCGGCGAGCTATTACGAGACAATTTCAACGTTCGAATGTTAGCTAGACGTGGTAGGGATCGCGGTGTTGTAATCCAACATAAAAAAGATTTATTAGGATATGAAGCGGATGTGGATTGGCAATCCCCTATTACAAAGATAATGCCACAAGGCGCAAATGAACTACTATTACCAGAAAAGTATGTTACTAGTCCGTTGGTTGATAAGTATGTTAATCCTAAAATTAGAAAGATTGATTTCCCTGAAGTTAAAGCTAAAATAGGCGATGCCATTAACGACAAAGATGCATTACCACTACCGGATGCATTGAACAAATTGCGTGCTCTTGCAGTAGCAATGTTCAATAATCAGCATGTGGATCAACCTTTAGCGACATATAAAATTAAATTCCAGGAGTTATCACAAACAGAAGAATACAAAGATTTAGCTGTATTACAACGTGTTTATATGGGCGATACAGTAACTGTGCAGCATTTAGAAGAAGGAATTGACGTTAAAGCTAAAGTTGTATCTTATAAATATGACCCCTTAAACGATGAATATACTGATATTACATTAGGAAACTACAAAGAGTCTTTTACTGATGTGGCTAACAAAGTAGATAGAATGCAAGATAACTTAGATGGCTTAGAAACTAGTTTTTTAGAAAAAGCTAAAGATCGTGCTACGGATTTGATTAACAGTGGTTTTGGTGGTCATGTTCGTATTTATCCAGAACGTATCTTAATTATGGATACAGAAAAGGAATCAACAGCAAAAAAAGTATGGCAATGGAATATCAATGGTTTAGGTTATTCTTCCACAGGTATTAATGGCCCATATGGATTAGCAATGACAATGGACGGTTCAATTGTAGCTGACTTTATAACGACAGGTAAACTAAACGCGTCAATGGTCCAAGTTGGATTTAACGAATATGGAAATACAATTAAATTACTACCTGAAGGTTTAGAGTCTCGAGTTAATGGAAAAAGACGAATGCTCTTAAACGATATAGGACAACTCGCTGTATTCGATGATTCTGAGAATAAAATTGGATTTGTCGGTTATCAACAAAAAATAAACAACCTTAGCTTTAAAGGAATGTCACTAGCCATACAGCCAAATAGGTTTTTAAGTTTATCAGTATACGCGGGCGATAACGTATATAATCCTTATTTCGAAATCGTTGATAATCCTAGTGTTTATGGCATTTCAGGCAATCACTTGTGGAAAGATTTAATGACGAATGGGACTAAAGTTGTATTTAATGCTAGCACAGATAAAAGGGCAAGAAATTACATTCAAGAATTATTATACGAAGGCGGCGATAAAAGGTTAGCGCTCATTTCTGATCAAGGCATCGACTTCGCACGGTTAAATGGAGACGCTAAAATTACTGTAGCAGGTGTTCGTGGTGATTATTCATATTCACATGGTTACTTTTACGCTAATGGTGGTATAGGTTTAGATGGAATGGGTACAAACATTATTAACAATGGTGTTTTTAGGACATCTGCTTCTTCATTAGCAGTAAGCAGTGCAACAAAATTGATGTTATGTTATGCGGTTAATGGCAGTTTCTATGAAGTGTTCACTGTAGCAGCTAAAAATAATTTAGATGCGTACGGTGAATTGAACATGCATAATTGGTCGATAGTGAATACTTCTGTAAATAGAACTTTAGTTAATAACAATATAGATCAACCACAAACTTTAGTTAGATCGTTAGCAACAGTTAACGCAACTAAAGAAATGTCTAGTGTAATGAGTTCTTCCGAAACCTTTACCCACATTGGAGAAGATGAAACTACGAATGGACAAGTTCAGATTGATTTACCTATATTCTTCCAAAACGAAACAAGTAATTACCATGTTTTTATTAGTAAGTATGGACGTGGTGATATTTGGGTTTCTGAACGTAATGCAAAATACTTCATTGTTGAAAGCGATAATGATATTTCATTTTCTTATGAAATTAAGATTGTAAAAGAGGAAGAATTGTCAGTTCGTCCTATGTTAGCGAGATCAGCGAGAGCAAGATCAAGTATCTTTGATATGGCTGGTGAAACTCCAGAAGAAACAAGCGTGGACAACATGATCAGAATTGATGAATCTGAGTACAAAGGAGAAGAACTCGCTTATGAAAACTAAATTAATTCTAGACGTAAATAAAACACAATACGCTCAACTCAATTCAATTGTCACTGGAAGGGTAGGTGATAAAGCTAGTAATATAGTTGACGTTTATGTAATTGATAATGGAGCGCCGTATAATTTAACAGGTAATAAAGTGTTTTTCGAATGTTTAAAGCCTGATAATTCATTAGTACAAGATAGCGAAGGCATTAAAGTAATTGACGCCACAAAAGGAAATTTTGAATATACATTCCCAGTCGAAACATTCGGATATGCCGGTAAAGCAAAACGAGCGTTTTTCTCTATCGAAAAAGATAAAATAATAAGAGCAACGACGCAAGATTTTGTATTAAACGTATTGGCGAACGCAGAGGTTGATTCAACAGGCGTTTCTGAATCATATATTTCAAAAATTGATAAACTTTTCGAAGACGTAAAAGAAAACATCGATGAAAAACTAAAGATAGAAGCGAATCTTGATGAGCTTGTTCCTAAATATCCAAAAATAGATAATAGGATTACAAAGGGACATACAAGTGTGTTTGGAAAGTTAAAGTACAGAATTGTAAATAAAGATACAATAGAGGTTTTTCCACCAACCGTATCTTTAGGATACTTTGCTGGAGGGGGATCATTTAAATATATAAATGACATAACAAGTAAGGTAACCCTAAAAAAATATGAGACTTTGGCGTTCGATATTCCAAACCAAAAAACGTATATTGAGACTAGAACGATTACCGGCACTACGATACCGAAAGGTAGTTTTGCTGATGACGATAAATTACTTTTGATATCATTCATTTCGCATGATCGCATTGCTTCTAACGTAGAATTAGAGGAAGTAATGAATGATAAAGAATGTATCGTTTTATCGAAGACAGCGAAGGATTTATCTGTATTCACGAAAGGTACTGGAATGAATTATGTAGGTTACAATTTTAGGTATACAGAAAAACCCTATATAGAGGGGGATAAAACTAGTAATGTTAAAGTTTGGAGTTTCAAAAACGCTTCTGAATACAAAAAGAATAACAAATTGTCGTATCAATTAATTCGTGAGTTTTATACAGCAGCTACTCAAGACTTGATGGTTCGTGAAAATGGCGTAACTGATTACATGGGTGGAGAAGCGCACGGGGATGAAATATTGCAAACTGTAAGAATGTTTATGGATGATAAAGAAGTTGCACCTACCGAAGTTACTACATTAGTTGGTGGCGAGTTTCGTATGGTTCAAACTACATTTTTATACAAAGATACACAAGTTACAAAAGGGGATCTCATTCATACTGCTACAGTTCGTAAAGTGCATACGGTTAACAAGAATGGTTACACAATCGATGTTTCCGTAAAATTCGAAAGACCTGTAAATTTAAGAGAGTGTATGATAGGTTCGTTATCGTTAAGTAGAAAAGATACAACAGGTGAATACATCTTTAAAGAGGGGTTTTTCAATAGCGTTGTCGGCGATGAAGATTTAACCGTACAAACAACAGAATTAATTAAGTATCCTGACGTTGAAAATATTTTCGTTATTGGAAACGGTGTTACGATTGATTGGGAAACAAAAAGAAAAGAAAATAAAGAAGGAAACCTAACTTATTTTAATAAGACGGCGGAATTACAAACTAAAATTTACTCAAATTATATTTCTAACGGCTATATAGCTCAAACAGGAGAGATTTTCCAACAAAGAACGCATTACCGTTTTGATACTACAGCATAAATCTAATTAAAAAAAGAAATAAAAGACGACTTTTAAAGACAAGCGTGCAGCAGCAGGCTTTTTTATTTTGAACAAAATACGGCTTTGAGTAAAAATTCAATTCATAGATCAAGAGGGGCGATTTCGCTTCTCTTTTTATTTTGAGGAGATGATCAGTGTGAAACGAATAGTAGACCAAGCAATTTATGAAAAGCATGTTAGCCAAGAAAACAAAAACCTAGTCAAAGATTTTCTAATCGAAAAGAAAGCACAAGGGAAAGCGGCAAGCACTTTAAAGCAATATGGTTGGGATTTACGAATTATTTTGTTTCTAATACATGAACACTTCGAAAATAAAAATCTGATTGATTTAACCCGTAAAGACATTCGGAATTTATCTATTGTTTTTCAAGAAATGGGAATGTCTAATGCACGTGTAAATGGATTAATGAGTGCTTTACGTTCAGCACTTGAATTTTGCGCAGATGATGATGACTATAATTATGAATTCAATGTAGGTTCAAGGGTGCGAGGTTTACCTAAGAATCCAATTAGAGAAATTACATTTATAAATGAGGACCAAATTAATTGGTTAATCGATGGATTACTTGAACAAGAGAAATATATGTTAGCAACTTATTTAGCTCTTTCTTATTACAGTGCAGCTAGAAAAAATGAGGTTTATCAGGTTCAAAAAGAAGAGCTGACAGAACGATATTACACAAATATTGTTCGAGGGAAACGCGGTAAAAAGTTTAGATTATATTACAATCCCCGAGTGCAGAAATGTATTCGTTTATATATAGATCAACGAGGTAAAGATACTATTCCAGATTTGTTTGTAAGAGTTTATAAGAATGGTGAACGAAGAACGTTAAATAAGAGCGTATTTAATTATTGGTGCAAGATATTTGCTAAGATGCTATACGAAAAAGAGGGTAAGGAATATAAAATCAATCCTCACTGTTTCCGTCATAGCAGATTAGATAATTTAAAAGTACAAGGTGTGCCACTTGAAAAATTAAAATCGCTTGCTAATCATTCTGATATTTCTACTACTGAATCTTATCTGAAGGATAGAAGTGAAGAAGATATTGCAGACATCTTTGGAATGGATCCAAGTTGTTTTGCAGCTTAAAAGGAGGCCGAATAAATGCCAGAACAAAAACATGATGACTTCAAAGAACTATTAGTTGGGTTAACAAGAGTAGAAACAAAGTTAGATACGCTTGGTAACGTTAAGGATGTTGCAATTGAAGCACAGCAGTCAGCGAAAAGTGCTCATTTGAGGATTGATCGATTAGATAAATTAGTATTTTGGATTGGTACTACAGTAGTTGGAGCTATTATCACTGGTGGGATAATGGCTCTTTTTAAATTCGCAGGGAAGTGATCGTATATACGGTCACTTTTTTTATTGGAGGGAGGTGAGAAAATGAAAAATTTTGATACAGCTTCAATTAGTCGTTATGTCGTATTAGTAATCGCTGTAATTAATAGTGTTTTAAATCTTGTGGGGTATCAAACAATTGACGACAAAATCACAAATGATTTAGTAGCTGTAATTACTGGGGCATTCACTTTGTATATGGCTTGGAAAAACAACTATTTAAGTAATAAAGGAATACAGCAAAAAGATGTATTAGAAAAAAATAACTTACACTAAGAGGAGATGTTGAATAATGGCTAGATATAGTAATCACGGTGGACATAATGAAATTGTACAAGGCGCGAATTATGGTAATCGCAAGGAACACGTTATGGATCGACAAGTTAAAGATGCAGTAACGGCTAAATTAAGAGCGTTAGGGCATACAGTTTATGATGATACAGATGAAGTAGGAAGAACACAAGCGCAAAATTTAAATAATATCGTAGCGAATTGCAACTCGCATGATGTAGATTTAGTTATTTCTTATCATTTAAACAAGTATGATACAAAAGCAAACGGTGTGGAGGTTTGTTACTACGATCAAAAGGATTTAGCAGCTAAAGTATCAGCCCAACTTTCTAAAGATATCGGATGGCGTGACCGTGGTCCAAAACAACGTACTGACTTAGCTGTGTTAAAAGGAACTAAAGCACCAGCAATCTTAATCGAATTAGGTTTCATCGATAATGAAGCAGATATGGCGAAATGGGATGTAGATAAGATTGCAAATTCTATTGTTTATGCATTAACTGGACAAAGAGTTGGTGGTAGTGGGAACGTAACGACCCCACCATCTAAACAAAATATCATCCAGTCAGGTGCTTTTTCACCTTATGAAACGCCTGATGTTATGGGAGCATTAACGTCCCTAAAAATGACAGCTGAATTTATTTTAAAACCTAATGGAGAAACGTATTTCATTTCTAATCCAACATCAGATACACAATTAAAAGCGATGAAAGAATACCTTGACCGTAAAGGTTGGTGGTATGAAGATAAATAAAACAAAAGAATAGTTTGGTGAAAAAAGGGATCTACTCATACTTGAGCAGATCCCTTTTTTATTTAATTATAGATTGGATATAATCACGCTATTGTTATACATTTTGTCTACCTGTTCTTTGCTATATCCGAATAGTAGCGTTTCTTTATCATCTACAAATAAACAGGTCCCCATGTTAAACCCTCGGCAACCAGCCATAATTTTAGGAAGCTTAGGAATGTAACCAATAGCTTCAATATCCATGAGAATAAATTTAATTGAGTTTGTTTTTTTATTCTCATGGATATTTTTCAGTAGATGACTCATAAACGAAAACAGTTGCTTCCCCATATGAGGTATAAACTCTTCTTTCTGTTGATCTCGTTCTTTATATGTAAAATAAACAATTATTTTTCGCTTTAACAATTGTAATAAATCTTGCTTTGAATTTGAATGAATTTCTGTATAAGGAAGTAGTAGTATTTCGTAACCTTGATCATATTTTTGACTGGATGTTTTTTGATACAAAATTCCTTTGTAATCCAGTACAAATAAAGATTCTTCCATATGTTCTACAATAAACTTTGCAACCTCAGATAATCCCTTTACAGGATGGTAATACCCTTCAACGATTTGGTTTAGTGTTTCAAATGGTGGTTTATGCATTGTGTTACTCCTCTTCAAGTATCCATATTTTTTCAATTGGGATTTTTAAGTTTTGAGCGATTATATAAGCATTTGTAAAGTTAGGGAGGGTTTTACCATTTACAATGAGGCTTAATGTTGAACGATTAATTCCTACAGAGTCAGCAAAATCGCCCATTTTAATATTTTTTTCAGCAAATATCACTCTTAATCTACATTTGAATTCCATAGAAAGTCACCTCAATGTCTAATTCCATAAATAATTTGCTAATCCTTTAAAAAAGTTTGAGGGAAATCTAAAAATCTTTAGTAGGACAGGCAATAATGCTTTTTCTTGTTCATATACCTATATTACTTCCATTCGGAAGCCCACGAAGAATTCTACTTGGAATTCCGTATGGCACTGTAAATATCAAGAGAGGAGAGGGATATATGCGCTCTCAGTATAGTTATCTCAATGCAACGCCGTATTTATATTCATCAAAAGAATTACGTCACATGTATAACGAGTCAAGATCCAGAAAAGAGACGGAATCAATTCTTACTCACATGAGGCACCATGAAGTATTTGATAACAAAGAGTACAAAGGGTATTTCAGCTTATCACAAGTCATTGAAGAAGATTTATATGGGGAAGAGGAAGATATATTGGATTGGCAAGATTTAATGGATCGGTATCAAATTGTAGCTACCAAATCAGGGGTTAAATTTCGTGAGAAAGAGGAACAGGTCGAGGAGGAATGGCTATGACACTTGCAGGAGAAGCAGTCATTATTTGGACAGCAACAGGGTTGTCTGTAATTGCGATGAGTGCGGCTGAAAAAATGGGGAAGAGTATTCCACATTGGCTTCCACGTATAACCTTGTATACGACGCTTACGGGCTCGTTCTTATATCTTCTACGTTATGTTCTCGTTACGTTTCTATGAAGGAATACGATGTGGAAGAGAGGGAAAATAAACCTCACAAGCAAAAATGCTCGTCCTGTTATCTTCCAGAAAAATGCAACTATATCCTTATAGGATATATAAGGAGTGTTTATCTATGCTTGAATTATTGTTAATACCCGTTGCTTCATTTGGATATGCGTTGGTAAGTAATAAGTTCAAACGTAAAGATGATGATAAGCGCAAGATACAAGTATTCTTTGAAGTGTCTGGAATCGCAATCAAAAGAGAAGATAAGCTACATTATCCAAAATTTCAAAAGCAAAACGATGATGATCGCAGCACAACGTATATTTATACTTTACCTGTTGGTATGCCGAGTAAAATCATTCAGAAGGTCGAGGATGTTGTTTCTGAAGGACTAAATAAACCCGTTCGAATCCAGTATGATAATTATAAATTGAACATTCGAGTATTCCATAAAGAAATACCTACGAGATGGGAATGGTCAACAGATTTAATTCAAGAGCGCAAATGGCGTGTACCAATCGGGCAAAGTTTAGAAGAGTTAATTTGTCATGACTTTGATAAAACACCGCACATGACTTTAGGTGGACTAACGAGGATGGGAAAAACGGTGTTTTTAAAGAATGTATTCACTTCACTTACTGTAGCTAATCCAGAGCATGTTCACTTTTACATTATTGATTTAAAGGGTGGATTGGAGTTTGGACCTTACACGAACGTAAAACAGGTAGAATCTATTGCAGAAAAGCCAATTGAGGCCTTTCAAGTATTGAGTATGATTCTAAAAAGGATGGAAGAAAAAATGCTTTTTATGAAAGGACACCATTATACCAATGTGGTAGAAACAAATATAAAAGAACGCTATTTTATTATCGTGGATGAAGGCGCAGAACTTTGTCCTGATAAAAGTATGAATAGAGAACAACAAAAGTTATTAGGGGCTTGCCAACAAATGCTTTCTCATATAGCGCGTATAGGTGGAGCGTTAGGATTTAGACTGATTTTCTGTACACAGTATCCAACTGGGGATACGTTACCACGCCAAGTGAAACAGAATTCAGATGCGAAGCTAGGCTTCAGGTTGCCAACAGCAACGGCTTCACAAGTTGTTATAGATGAACCAGGACTTGAAACCATACACAGCATTCCAGGGCGTGCGATTTTCAAGACTGATCGATTGACTGAAGTTCAAGTCCCTTATATTTCGAATGAAAAGATGTGGGATGTACTAAAACAATATGAGGTGAAGAAAGATGAACATCCAGACACATATCAAAATGAATCGTCAGATGATGATTCTGGCCTCGATTAGAAAGCTAAAATTTGCTACACGTAGGCATTTAATGGCTATACATGATTTAGGTGGCATAAGAAATGCAAACCGTATATTAAAGGATTTAAGCTCATTTGTGAATAGTACAGTGTATAAAAAAGAACATGTATATTACCTAAATAAAAATGGTAGAGAGCTATTCGATGATAATGAGAAAGTTATACCCAATAGTCGGTTAGCGCATAGTCTTATGAGAAATGAAGCATGGCTTTATTTGTTTTGTCCCGATGACTGGCAAATAGAAGCACCAATCCGTTATAAAGTAAATGACCAAAAGAAAACGATTATTTCTGATGTGAAATTCCGAGATGACGACGGGATATTAAACGCTGTAGAAATTGATCGTAAACAGACGATGAATATAAACGCTGAAAAAATGAATCGGTACGGTGAATTTACTGTGTATTATAAAAACAAATATAACGGGAAAGTCCCTATTATTCACTTTTTTACACTCACAGCATATAGGCGAAAAACATTGGAACAATTCGCAGTAAAGCAAGGTGTATATGCAAAAGTATATGTGGTACCTGAAGTGTAA